TGTAACTGGTCATCATGACTATACATTAAATCATTTAAGTGAAATATTAGATATTGCAGAACCAAAACCTACTCTATTTAAAACATGGGAAAATACACCACCCTCCATTGGAATGAAAGTTATCAGAAAATCAGATAATACTGATGGGGACATTGTTGATTTGTATGGACTAGAAGACATTATTCCATATTGGAAAAAACAAACAGATAAAGAAACTTTCCGTGTAGAAGTCTTGATTGGTGATGAAAGACATGGTTTAGGTTTGAATGAATTGTCAATCAAACAGTCTGCTCCTACTCCTGCTAAAAAACAAATCACTAACGCTGATTTCAGGATTGGTCAGCGTATAAAATTAAATCCTAAACACGAAAAATATCAAGAATATCTCTCATATCTTGGCAAGTGCGAAAATGGTTATGTAGTCAAACGCAGTACAACCACAAATGTAATAACAGTTTTGTTTGATAAACTTTCTAGCATCACCAGTGTGAGAATAAGTCAAATTATTCCTGTTGACGAACCAGACAAAAAAGTTTATCTTTATTCAATTGATGGTGCTAGTGATAGTTATTTAGTAGAAGGTAATGAAAAAACACGCAATCATATCGACGACCTTGTTATCAGAAAACAATATCACATCAACAAAATCAAAGAATTGAATTGATGAAAATCATTCAATATAAAAACCAACATATGTTAACGGTTGAAGAAAGAGAAAAAGAAAATGTTGAAGAAATTCTACGTAGAAAATACGTAGACGAAAGTAAATCAAAAGCTGTAATTGCCAAAGAACTCTTAATCTCTTACGCAACCGTTTATCGTTGGTTACAACTCGCTGGTATTTACTCTCATCGACTTCACATTGAAAGGAGGGAAGATATTGTTAGAGGATCAAATAAAACAATTCGATGATCGTGAAAGAACTTTACAAAACGCAATCAACGAATTAAGGAAAAGACTTACTTCTGCAAAACAAGAATTAAGTATTGTTTCCAAAACCAAAGCACACATGATCAGACTTTCTAAAACCATTGAAAAACGCACATCTATTATTACCGATGAAAAAGCAACGGCTGATGAAAGTCCAATTGAAACAACAGAAATCCACTGGAAAAACGCCAACGAGGAATAGCCAATGAACAGACTACTTTTCTTTGCCAATAAAATACAAAGTCCTTCTTTTCGTCAAAAAATAAATATACCATTGGAGTTTATCTCCTTTGGTATAATAGAAGGTAAAACGTACAGATACTTTGAAAACAAAGATAACTTTGTTATACCTACTGATTCAAATAAAAAATGGGGCAATTCAGTAGTCTATGGAAGTCTTTTCCTTTGTAAAGATTTTGATTTCTATGGTAGAATATTGGATAGTTACCATTTGTGTTCAATGTCAACTTTGTTACGTAACCACATCAACGATATTAATCATCGTGTTGAGGTTAACGTAACACCAATTTATTTTGATACTTTAGATGAATTAGAGAGATTAAAATACAGAGAAGGTAAAGAAATAAAGGCTCAAACTTATCTCTCCAACACAAACCACCCCAAAATAAAAAGACGTATAAGTGGAGTAAACACATATCGTATTTATGACGGTATAAATGCAGAAAGCTTTAAAGAATTATTTTGGGAGGTAACTAAATTTGAAGAATGACTTAACAGTAGGATACGAAGAAGGTTATGGAGATTGTTATAGTAAAATAAAATGTGCTATAATGAAATCTGCAAATAAATATGATAAAGCAACAATTGAAGGATTGTTAAACTTTTTTAATGATACGATGATGTTGCTTTACCAATTTGGTGTATCAGTTGACAACATCAAACAAGATGATGAGTTCGACAGTATTACACTACTTTTTATTAAACAATTTGGAGGGATGTAATTAATGAGTTGGGATTTAGAAAACGATAACGTCAAAACAGAATTTACCAAGTTTCCAGCAGGTGTTTCACGAATCAGAATAGTAGATGAAGAGCCTCATATGCGTTGGACACACTGGATGAATAACATCAGACACAGTGTAAATTGCCCAGGAAAAGGTTGTCCGATTTGCGAAATACGTAAATTTCAAAAGGCTAACAAGGAAGACTACACTTACCCAATGTCAAAACGTTTTTCTATTCAAGTACTGAACAGAGAAACTAAGAAACTTGAAGTTTGTGAACAAGGAGTAACATTCTTTCAAGACTTAAAAGATGTTAAAAATGACATTGAAAAAGCTGGTCATTCTTTACTTGATGTGGATATTAAAGTGCGTAGACGTGGTCTTACTAAAGATGATACAACTTACAGACTTGATCCAGATGAAGTATATGAATTAACGCCTGATGAAATTGAACTTATAAGCGACAAATTGGATTTAAACCAATACTTCAAACCACACACTCCTGAACAAATCACTCGTGTACTTAACGGAGAAGATTGGAAAGACGTTATGTATGAAAAGAAAGACGAGGATATTGAAATAAGCTAGAGGAGGGGGTTTCTTCCCCTTTTTTTTCTCTTTTAGAAAGAAGGAGTTTAATTGCAACTTGATAACCTTGGAATAATAGAACGCAAGGTATTGGGTGCTTTAATAATCATGGCAGATAATGAAACCAAAATAGCAATAGCACCACTCAACGATATAGCTGATTTGATTGGCTACAAAACAAGTGGGGGTGCTATTTCTTTTGCGATTAAGATACTGGAAAGAGATAACTATTTAGTCAAAATATCTACTTCTAAGTATAAAATTCTAATATGATTAACAAAAAGCATTCATCTGATGCACACGAGATAGCTTGTTACTACATTGAATTAACAGATGGACGTGCAACTAAAACAATTATGAGTAAAACAACAAATCAAGCAAAATCTCTTTTAGCCGATGGGTACACAAAAAAAGAAATTATAGAAGTTATTGATTACATAGTTAATGTTAAACACGTTGATATGTACTCATTCGGTTATGTTAATACAACAATTAATAGTTTTCTACGTGAAATTAAAAAGAAAAAAGCTCATGAAATTGCTTTAGAAACAAAAAGAGAAATCGCATCAATGAGTGACATTCCTTGTAAAGAGGTGGTAGATTACGACACACAACGAAACAAAGATAAACTTGGAGGATTTGGTATCGAATCCCGGATCAGAGAGAAATATGATCTCAATATGTTTGAAAGAAACGGACAAGATAATTGATGTAGAATCAGCAGAAATCTTTGCAGATCACTTTTCAGTACCGGGACACAAATACATTTTCATGGCAATGATGTATCTTTACTCCAAGAAAGTAAAGCCAACTCCAATGGCTATTCTTGAAGTACTTGGCAACGACAAAGCAAAACAATCTGTTAATGATTTGGGTGGATTAGAATACTTAACCATACTTGAAGAATCTGTAGTACCACCTGATAATTTAAGCATCTTTATCGAAAAGATAAAACAATCTTATACTAGAAGAATGTTGCTAAACATTGCAAGTAAAGTAGAAGATTTTGTCTTATCTGATTCGTCAGAGGTGCTTAATCCAACAGAACTAGTTAGCTTTGCTTTAAACCAAATCACTGATCTTTCTGTAAATGCAACAACAACGGATGCAGTATATAAAATGGGTGATAACACAGAAGAAGTTTTAAATCAACGAGCAGAGCACCCTACACAAGTACCTGGACTAGAAATAGGTTGGACAGACTATGATCGCTATACTAATGGAGCACAACCCGGAGATTTGATTGTAGTATGTGCTCCGTCTAAAGTAGGCAAGTCAGTCCTCTTGACAAATTGGGCAACGAATTTGTCTATTATAGACAGCATCCCAATCCTCTACATTGATACTGAAATGAATGAAAGAGAACAAGAGGATAGAATATTATCCAACCTCACAGGTATTCCACACAATGAAATTTTATCAGGTATGTACGTACTTGATACGATAAATGGTACTGCTGTTGAAAAACTTGCTAAACTTAAAATAGCAAGAGAAAAACTTCAACTTGGTTCTTATTATCACATTTATATGCCTTACTTTACAATAGAAAAAGTTACTGCACTTACCAGAAAATTCAGTGTCCAATTAGGAGTCAAGGCACTCTTTTTTGATTACATTAAAATTCCTTCTAATCAAGCCAATTTCAAATCAATGCAAGAATATCAAGCTCTCGGTTTCTTCACATCAGGTTTAAAAGATTTAGCAGGAATGTTAAGAATACCTGTATTTACTGCTTGTCAAACAAATAGAGATGATTTGAACACCAATGACCCTGATGCAAGTAATATAGGTGGTTCTTACCGTATCCTTCAACTTGCATCAAAGTTAATGTTCTTGATTAACAAATCAGAAGAAAAAATTGCTAAAGATGGTTTTCAAAATGGCAATCAACAACTTTTGATAAAATATCAAAGAAATGGTGAATCAGATGTACCACCTCTCAATATTATGTTTGATAAGAAAATACTTAGAATGAAGGAGATTTAACATGAACACAAACGAAAACAAAATATACATGTGCGAAGATTTTTGTTCCAAATCAGATAGTAAACATTGTTGTTACACTTGCCCAAAACACAATGAATGTTTACTTAATCATACGTTAGATTGTAAAAGCAATCCTAAAACTTGTGAAAGTTGTACAAATAAATATGATGAAGATGATGAGGATTTTTAAATGAAATATTCATGTAGAGTAATCTGTAATATAACAAAAGAAAAAACTTGTTGTCATTTTTGTCCTAAACACAATGAATGTTTGATCAAATGTAACGCATGTCAAAACAATCCAAACACATGTTCACACATAATAAAAGAAGATGATTAAATGGATGCTGTCACTCTCATCACAGAAAAAATGGATGTTTACAAATTACTTGAGCATTATGACTTCGATAAGATTAAACAAGATGGAGACATTATACGTGCTTGTTGTAAAATACATGGTGGAAACAATCCCACATCATTTGTTATAAACACAAATACTGGTTATTGGTATTGTCACACTCATTGTGGTGGGGGTGATATTTTCACCCTTGTAGAACGTTTTGAAGGCTTTACACAAAAAGATTTTGTCCAAAAAACTGTACCTTGGTTATCTTCTTTCTTTGATGTGGACATATCTGATTTACCTATTACAAAAAGAAAAGACAAAATTGGCAACGAGTTAAAAAAGTACATCGAAGTCATGAAAAGTAAACGTAAAAAAGAATTAATTGAATTTACAATACCAGAAGAAATAAAAAAAGTTTCCAAGTATCGTAAATTTAAACTTGAAACACTTGAACATTTTAATCTTGGTTATGTTGACAAAGTTTCTCTTTTAAAACGTAATGGAGAAGAGTATACTTTATATAACAGGTTAGCTTTTCCAATATACTTTAACAACATTCAAATTGGAATCTCTTTCCGCAAAGTTAAAGAAGTTGATTTTCCTAAATGGTCACATCAACCGGCACATATCGAAATAAACAACATACTTTACAATTATGATGATTGCAAATCAAGTAAAGAAATAGTAGTTTGTGAAGGTATATCTGATGTGTGGGCATTTTATGAAATTGGAATTCCGGCAGTTGCTACATTTGGTGCTCATATTACCAAAGAGCAATACAAATTACTTCTTAAAACTGGTGCTGATTTGATATTTGCATTCGATGGTGACGAAGCTGGACAAAA